AAGGCATCCCGTATGACTAAGAAACAAAAGAGAAGTGCAGTTACGAGAAAGCGTAAGAAAGGAGCTACCGGTCGTGGTAAAGCAAAAATGGTTTCAACTTTCCCAAAGAGCTAATATAGTTAGTCATTGGATCATTGAAGTATCAAAAACAAAACCCTTTATTTTCCTACTTGGTATAGTTTTAGGTGTCATTGCCCTTTCTGTGTATGACAACTACCAACGAGAGTTGTTTCTCGCTAAGAACCAACGAATAGTCGATAGTTTAAATGTAGAGATAAGCGTAAAGGAAAGAGAAAACTATCTACTACTTCAACGTGCAGAAATTCTAGATGGTAAAATAGAGGAACAGAAAAAGGAAGTAACCACCATCGTTAACAACTTCCCATCACAAAAAAGACCAGAGATTAGCAACAAAGATTCTGCCGTCAAGTTTATCATCGATTTTATACGGAAATAATATGAAAATGTTTTGTATATTACTAATGCTAATGATCTCATCAGTTGCATACGCACAACAAGATTCTGTGATGTGTTTAACTAAATCTGAGATTCTTATTTTAGCCAACAAGATACAACTGATCCAAGATTCTTCTGCTTACAAGACATCTATCATAACGTCTCAGAGTAGATTAATCGACTCATACAATCAACGAGTTGGTTTGTATGAACAGCAACTGAAAAATCGTCAAGAATCAATAGAGTTGGTAAACAAACAAAATGACCAACTTAAAAAGCAAGTTGAAGAACTTAGACCTAAATGGTATGATGACAATAGACTTTGGTTTGGTGCTGGTGTTGTAACAACTGTAATTGTTTTCGTGGTAACGAGATGAGTCATAACATAAAAGACATAATAAAGCAAGAGTATGTAAAGTGTGCTGCCGATCCAATCTACTTCATGAAGAAGTATGCGAAGATTCAACACCCCGTTCGTGGTAAAATCTTATTTGAATTGTGGGACTTCCAACAAGAAGTTCTCAAAGACTTCCAAAACGAACGTTACAACATCTGTCTAAAATCACGTCAGTTGGGTATCTCAACTTTGATTGCAGGTTACTCACTTTGGTTGATGTTATTTCAGACCGACCAAAACATTCTCGTTATTGCCACCAAACAAGAAACTGCGAAGAATCTCGTAACGAAGGTTAGAGTTATGTATGACAATCTTCCATCATGGTTGAAAACATCTGTGGTAGAAGATAACAAACTCTCACTTCGTTTCAAGAATGGTTCACAGATCAAGGCTGTATCGGCAGCCGCTGATGCTGCTCGTTCGGAAGCTCTTTCACTTCTTATCATTGACGAGGCTGCATTCATCGATAACATCGAGGAAATTTGGGCTTCTGCGCAGTCCACAATCAACACTGGTGGTTCTGCAATTATCAACTCGACTCCTAACGGGGTTGGTAATTTCTATCACAAACAGTGGGTAAATGCAAAGACAGGAAAGAGTGCGTTCAATCCAATCTTCCTTCACTGGACAGTTCACCCTGAAAGAGATCAGGCATGGAGAGACGAACAAGACGTTATCTTAGGACCGGCACTTGCAGCACAGGAGTGCGATGGAGATTTCCTTTCATCGGGAGCGTCAGTTGTTGATGGTAACATCATCGACTGGTATCAAAAGACATATGTCACAGAACCGAGAGAAAAACGAGGTGCCGAAGGTGCTCTTTGGATATGGGATGATCCTTCACCAAGTAAATCGTATATGATTTCAGCTGACGTTGCTCGTGGTGATGGTAAAGACTATTCTGCTTTCCACGTCATAGACATTGAAAATGTAGAACAGGTTGCAGAGTATCAAGGTAAGTTAGATACTAAATCATTTGGTAATCTTCTTGTATCAATGGCAACCGAATATAATGATGCCCTTTTAGTAGTTGAGAATGCAAACATCGGATGGGCGGTAATACAACAGATAATTGACCGTGGTTATCCAAACCTCTATTACACATATAAAGAAGATGGATATACAGACCCGTCGGTTCACATACCAAAAGGATATGATCTCAAAGATAAATCACAAATGGTTCCCGGCTTCTCAATGACTTCAAAGACGAGACCACTTGTGATTTCAAAGTATGAGATGTATTTCAGAGAACGTGTTCCAATCATAAAGTCAAATAGACTTGCAGAAGAAATGTTTGTATTCATTTGGTCTGGTGGAAGAGCAGAGGCACAAAACGGTTATAACGATGACTTGGTAATGTCATTCTCTATGGGACTTTGGGTTAGGGATACTGCTCTCAAACTTCGTCAAGAAGGAATGATGCGAACCAAATTGAGTTTGGAGTATATGACCAAATCAACTCCTGTAATAAACTCGGCAAATAACATAGACACGAAAAAAGAAGCTGGTTGGGCAATGACCATCAGTGATGATAAAAAGAACGAAGATCTAACTTGGTTGCTCTAAAATTGACACTAAAAAATCCTACATCATATTTATATGTAATGAACTAATAACTAAACAGGTGACAAATGGCTGAAAAGAAATCAGTATTTGATAGATTAAAAACGCTATTTTCAACAAACGTCGTTGTAAGAAACGTCGGTGGTAAGAAATTGAAAGTTGTTGACACAGCTCGCTATCAAGCAGACGGTAATCCACATACTTCAAAAGTAATTGATAGATACGGTAGATTACACGGAACGAGAGGAACCCCTATCTCGGTCTATAACCAATACAACTCATTCTCCGCAACAAAGATTGATCTTTATACAGACTATGAGGCAATGGACACAGACGCCATCTGTTCGTCTGCATTAGACATTTATGCCGATGAGTCTACTCTAAAAAATGACACGGGTGATGTCCTTACAATCAAAACAGATAACGATAACATTCGTAAAATTCTACATAACCTCTTTTACGAGATCATGAACATCGAATACAACCTATGGCCTTGGGTTCGTAATCTGTGTAAGTATGGGGACAATTATCTGTATCTTGATGTTAAAGATGGATTGGGTGTAACGAACGTTGTTCCTCTTTCTCCATATGAGATGCAACGTGATGAAGGAACAGACCCTGAACACATTTACATGACGAAGTTTATCTATGAAGGACCACTTGGTAAAGGTGAGTTCCAAAACTATGAAGTTGCTCACTTCCGTCTTTTAGGTGACACCAACTTTTTACCGTATGGAAAGTCAATGTTGGAAGGTGCTCGTAAACTTTACAAGCAACTTGTTCTCATGGAAGATGCCATGTTGATTCACAGAATTACCCGTGCACCAGAAAAGCGTATCTTCAAGATTGATATTGGTAACATCCCACCGGCAGAAGTGGATCAGTATATGCAAAACATCATGAACCAAATGAAAAAGGTTCCTGTGGTGAACGAACAAACGGGTCAGTATAATCTAAGATTCAATATGCAGAATATGTTGGAAGACTTCTATCTTCCAGTTCGTGGTGGACAAGCAGGAACATCTATTGAAACTCTGCCAGGTCTTCAATACCAAGCAATCGAAGATGTTGAATACTTGAAGGGTAAGATATTTGCTGCTTTAAAGATTCCAAAAGCATATCTTGGATATGATGAAACACTTGAAGGTAAGGCAACACTGGCTACCCTTGATATTCGATTTGCAAGAACCATTGAACGCATTCAGAGAATCGTAGTATCTGAGTTAACAAAGATTGCTATCGTTCACTTATATGCACAGGGATATGAGAATGCCGATCTTGTAAACTTTGATTTGGCTCTAACTGGTCCTTCGATTGTTTATGAACAAGAGAAGATTGCTCTCATGAAAGAAAGAGTTGATTTGGCTAATTCGTTGGTGGAATCAAAACTTTTATCGTTAAAGTATATCTACAAAAACATATTCAACTTAACTGACGATGAAGCAGATTATGAAAGAAACGAAGTAATTGAAGACATTAAGTTGAAATTCCGTCAGGCTCAAATCGAAAGCGAAGGAAACGATCCAAAGGTTACAAAAGAATCGTTTGGAACACCACACGATCTGGCAACAATGAACCTATCTGGTGGTAAGAATGTAAGGAAACTAAATGACGTAGAAGTTCCAGAAGGTGGATGGCCAGGGGCAGGTAGACCACCAGAACATGGATCAACGTATGGAACAGATGCGAGTCCATTTGGTAGAGACCCAATAGGTAAGAAAAATGTTGGTGCTACGCTTGACGTTAACCTTTCCCCAAAACATAATTATAAGGGTGGGTCTCCTCTTGCTACGGAAGGTCAAGAACTAACCAAAGAGTTTTCTGATCTAATCCAAAGTATGTCTGGAATAAAGCTAAAAACAAAGTCGATTATTTCAGAGAGCTTGAAACCATCAGTTACTGAGAAAAAAGATGAATCTAATCTGTTAGATGAGTCGAATTTATTGGAAGAAATGTGATCTAAGACATATTTATTTATTGAATACAACACTCTGGGTAAATAGATGAAAAAAGTAAAACACTCAAAATTTAAAAACACAGGTATGTTATTTGAACTATTAACTCGTCAAATAACATCCGATATTATATCGGAACGAGATTCCATAGCTACCAATTTGTTGAAGAAGTATTTCAACAAAAACAGTGAGCTCCTAAAAGAGTATGGTCTTTACAAGACACTATCGACCGAATCATACTCTTCGGATTCAAAGGCAACCATGTTAATTGAAGCTGTTTTGAAAGCACGTAAAAAGATAGATCACAAAAAACTCAGAGAAGAGAAGTATAGATTGATCGAAGAAATAACGAAAAACTTCGATACCAACTCTTTCTTCCAGACAAAGGTTCAAAACTACAAACTACTAGCATCTATTTACAAGATATTTGAATACAATGAATTGGATAACCCAGGTGAGATCACACGAGCCAAGGTAACAATCATTGAAAACATGACCAATGAAAAGAAGGATTACTTGAATGAATCAACACCTTCTATTTCAAATGAGCCAAAAGAAATTAGATTGCTCTCATACAAAATTCTAGTGGAGAAGTTTAATTCTAAGTATGAAGAACTATCTACCGAACAGAAGTCTCTACTTAGAGAATACATCAGTAATGTAAGTAACACGAACAACCTGAACGCTTTTGTGAAGGGTGAGGCCAGTAGAATAAAAGAGATATTGACAACCAAGTCTAAGAATGTAAAAGACAAAACACTCAAAATTAAGTTGTCAGAAGTAATTGGTCTATTGGATCAATATCAGACCTTAAAGACGGTAGATGAACAACATATCTCTGCTCTAATGAGATATTACAATTTGGTAAATGATTTATAACGGAGTTAGATAATGGCAGTTCAACCATATGATTATCCAGCATCACAAGCAGATGATTTTGAAAGAAAAGGTCATCCAGGAAGATTTCTAAGATCAATAACCTGTGGATCAGGAACAACCGTTTTTACTGGATCAAACTTCGGTGCTGGTGGTATAATTGTTCCTTCTGCAACTACTGGAACTGCTTCTCTTTCTGGTGGGGGTGATATTCCACTTGCAACATTTGCTGGAACTGCAACGGCCGGTAACAGTATTGTAGAATTATCTCTTCGTAGTGTTAAAGTGGATAGTGGAACTGTTTATGTGTTAATAAAGAATCCATCTATTTGGTGAGTCATATGAACATAGAGAACTTCATTAAGAAACTAAAAGAATCCGAATCATACAGAAAATTCTCAGAAGAACTTTTAGAGATGAATGTCACTGGTAATGTTGCAGGGTATGACACTCCCAATGCATTTGCAGCTTCTGAAAAAGAATTTGATGATAGGGTAGAAGATAGTATTGAAGTTTATGGTTATAAGACGGTTCCAAAGCAAAAGAGAAGACACTCTATTGCCAAAGAGTCAACATATAAACAGGCTATGTCTGCTTTAACCGAAGTTTCATACAAGTCATACAAAACAGATGAAACAAAATCAACCAATCAAAAGATCAACAGTTCAATCAAAGAAATAAACAGAGCTATTTACGAAATAGAAAGAGTAGTAAATCATGCATCTAAGTTAAAGACAGAAATGAATGTTGATCAAAGATCTTTGTGGGGATCTTCTCACAACAGACTTAGAAAAATTGGTGAGAGATTAAACAGAATCAGTAAAAAGATAAAC